TCCAACACAAAAGCCGATTGAGTGTATGACAAGGTGCATTAAAATGTCAAAACTGATAGGTTCAATCTTCGACCCATTCATGGGAAGCGGAACAACGCTCATCGCCTGTGAACAACTCGGTCGCAAGTGTTATGGCATGGAGATAGATCCCGCATATTGCGATGTCATCGTCAGGCGGTGGGAGAACCTGACGGGCGAGAAAGCACAATGCGTGTCGGTTGCCTCGACCAAGTAGAATGTCGGACATGACAAACATCCTTGAATCACTATCACAGTTCGTCTGCACTTCGTCTGGAGTTGGCATCGCATCACTCGGACTTGCAGCGTCAAACGATACAAGCATCATCAACGACTCAACACTTCTTCCACTCTCGCTGTTCGTTGGCGGGATTGCGTTCTCGGCTGCTTTGACTTGGAGGGCTGCATCGGCAAAGTCTGCTCTCGCTTTCAAACTTCGAGACATCGAAAGACGACTCGACGCAATAGAGGAACGCGCATGTTGCAAGCGCAAGCACAAAGGTTGAAGCGACGGCATCGCGACTTGATTCGGTGGTGGGCTTCCCTTTTGTGGGTCGTCTTGGTGATGTGGTTGTTCCTCGCTTCGGCTCTTGGTTGCGCCTCGGCTGTTCAATCAATCAGCGCAGACGCATCGCACATCGACGACCTCTCACGATCGAGCGAACAACGCTTCGAGACAATCGCGTCCTTGACAGAGGATGAGACAATCACAAACGAATCACAACACGGCATCGCAGAGCAACAAGATATCCAAGACTCGATCGCGGGTATCCGCGAGGAACTCCCACGGGTCGAGGATCGTGAGTCGTGGTTGGCTGTGGTGGCAGGACGTGCGACAATCGCAGGAATACTGGTCGCAATCGTACTCATACTTTGGCAAACGGGACTCGGAAGTCTTGTGCGTCGCATCGTCTATTCCGTGTCGTGGTTCATCCCTCAGCAAAGTATGCGTGCTGCGGAGATGGATCAAAAGGTTGCTGACCCGAATCATGAGATGACGATTCATGAAGCAATCGCAAGTCGTCGATCTGAAGATCAGGCGTACAATTCCGCATACGAGAGAATCAAGAACAAAGGGACAGAGCAATGATGGACTTTCTTCAAGGCGTTTGGGACTCGGCGTTTGCGTTGGCAGTTGGTGTGATCTTCGGCATTTTGATTGATCGGCTCGGTGTGGTCGATTGGTTCATGCACAAGATTCTCAGGAGATGACATGGGTTCGATCTCTGTCATTGAGGTAACGGTTGATGCACAAACCGCTACGGGATCAGGCGACTCAGATTTTGTTGATGTCGTCGTTTCTGAATCGCTTGTTGAAGGCACGGTATACCATGCAATCTGTTCAGCCAGTGTTGAAAGTGGAGACGCTACTGCCCTTTTTGAATGGCGGTTATATGACCAGACGAATGATGGGGAGTTGCTCCATTCCAAAACGGTTCGAGAGCAAACACAGTCGGGCGCGTCTCAGTCATATAATTACATGGGACGCTTCACCGTAGGATCACAAGGTGGCGGTCTTGCATTTCAGCAGAAGGGATACCCCACTCCAGACTATCGACCCGCAAAGACAAACTTCTTGTCGATGCTTTTGCTCGATATGTCTGACATTGACGAGGACGACTTCTTCTTCGAGACTACTGGTACTGTTTCTGATCAAAACACCTTCACGTATGGAGATCGAGTCACGCATACTGAAACTGGAGTCGAGGAGGATGATGAGTGGCTCGTCTTTGGATGGATCGCGCATCACGTCAATAATCTAGCAAGGAACACGATGTCGAAAATGACTTGCGATGACGCGGCGGATGAAGAACCAGAACTCTCGTTTGAAGGGGAAGATTTGAGCGAGGAGATTCAGTGGTGGATGTGCCGATCTTACACGATGACGGGAGACAATTCATCGGTCGAGTGGAAGATGGAGGCAAGGGTGGATCAAGTAGGAACCAATTCTTACACGAAGAACTCCTCCTTGTTCGGAATCAAGTTGAGTTCCTTCAGTGATTCGTATCACTTGTACAAGTCAGACGCTGCAACCCCTCCAGATAACGATTTCTATCGAATGTCATACAATGACTTTACACCGACCCAAACTGGAAAGGTGATCGTTGCTGCTTGCTCAATCTTTGTTCCGAACGGAACCAATAGAAAAGCGGGTCAAAGAATACAAAAAGACGGAACAACAATTCCCAACACGCAACCAGACGATGAAAACTTTTTGAACTCAAACGATGCCACCGATGAATTGCCTTTGTCGTATATCACGGTTTATGATGGGGTGGCAAATACGGAAGCCACAATCAGGTATGACGTGATAAATCGGCAAACCTACGCAACTGCGGTAGAGTTCGAGGACAGTACGTTTGCGATATTCGGAACAACACCCACTGTTCCTCCTGTAACATACTCGGCGGTTGCGAAGCAGGTGTACACTAGTGGAGACGTTGCATCGGAAGCATTGGTCGCAGGATCGAAGGCGACACAGGGATTCGCAAGCGGAGGTGTCGAAGGTCAAGGATTCGCAAGCGGAGACACAGCAGCACAAAGTCACTCTGGCGGTGATGTAGAAGCAGAGGCAAGACCATGAGTTCAACACCAACACTCGCAACAATCTACGAAGATACCGCGATCACCTGCATGGCTCGAATCCAAGGCGACGACGCTGTGAACATCACACAGTCCGATGTCACCTCAATCACGCTCAAGACCTTCATCAATTACGGAACGACAGCAACTTCGACTCCTGCGGTAGTTGTTGCAGACTCTGTGTTCGATGCACTTCAAACCGATGCTCGCTGGACAAAGGATGCGACTGGCTACAACTTCAGATACCAGATTCCCTCAACGACATTCGATACGGGCGACTCGACCTATCGTTGCGAGTTCTTGTTCGACATGGCTTCGCAACCTGATCTCTTTGTCATCTTCTCGGTTGACACGGTGGAGGTATTATCAACATGACTTGCTTGCTTCTATGGTCACGGGTCATCGTCATCACTTCCGAACTCACTCCTCACGGATGGAGTCACCTATGCACATTCGCGTAACCGCAGACATCACACAAGATCAGATCGACCGTGGCTACGATGTGACGCTGCTTTCAATTCATGGCAAGTTCGTCAAGTGGCTTCTCGCACTCGAACTGCCGATCGTCTCATACAACATCTCATGGCAAGTAGTGGAAGAAGAAGGCGACCCACACTTGATCGCAACGGCTGATCTGATCGAGGGCGGTACGGTGGGAATAGATGTCGAGTTCTTTGATGAACTTCATCTCGGCGGTGGCAACTGATGTCAGACGACCGCGAATCCGATGGACGATTCAAGGCAGGGAACTCGATGTCGTTCGCAAAACATCCAGACCATCGCAACTTGAGTGGACGACCCAAGGGGAGATCGTTGCAAGATGAACTCCGTCGCATGGTGGACGATGAACTCACTGGCGAGGACTTGTGCAACGCTCTTGTTCGTGCTGCTCTTGACCGAGCGTTGAAGGGCGACTTCCGATTCTGGCAAGAGATCATCAACCGCATTGATGGCAAGGTTGCTCAATCGCACGAAGTCGATGCAGGATCGCTGACCTTCATTCTCGATGAAGCAGTACAATCAACACGCAATGGACGAGCGACCTGACAACACGCACCGACTCGAACTGCTACCACAGCAACTCCAGTTCATCACATCAACAAAACGCCAAGTCTTATACAGTGGGGCTTTTGGAAGCGGTAAGACCAGAAGTTTGGCACTAAAGTGCGCGATGCGTGCGTCGGTCAAGGGTGCAAGAGAGGGGCTGTGTCGCAAGACGGTCGTGTCCTTGAAACGATCCACACTCAAGACGCTCCTCGAACCCGATGGACTTCTTCCTCCCATCTTGCCAAAGGGGTCGTATGAGTACCGCAAAGTCGATGGCGAGATCATCATTCATGGAGGCGGGTCGATCATGTTGTTCGGGCTTGAAGATGCAGCACGCATTGCCTCAGTCAATCTGACAGGTGTTGGAATCGACGAGGCAACCGAACTGAGGGAGAGTGATTGGGATATGTTGAGGGGAAGAACGCGGCTGAAACTGCCCAACATGCCGAACCAGATATACGCTGCTTGCAACCCATCAACCCCACAACACTTCCTCGCGATTCAGTTCGGGCTTGCGGGTGGTCACAAGTGCAAACCAAACTGCGAAGCGATCACAACGACGAGCCGAGACAACTGGTTCTTGCCCGAAGATTATCTCGCTGACCTCGAATCCATGACGGGCGTGGCGAGACGGCGGTACGTCGAAGGAATCTGGTGTGGGTCTGAAGGGCTTGTCTATGACCGATGGGACGAGTCGAAGTATGTGGTCGATAAAGTGCCAACCGAGTTCGATCGTCTGATCGTGGGCATGGACGAGGGCTATAATCATCCTGCGACCGCAATTCTCGCGGGTGTGAAGGACTCTCGCGTATTCGTCATC